AAATTTTAAATTTGATGGGACTAATGAAGAAAAAGATTTGGAAATAAATAAAATAAAATCAACCATAAAAGCTGATTATATAGATGTAGGTAATGAATTATGGCAATTGGGTCATAAAAATCCAGCTTCTACAGATAATTCCAATCATAATTTAGTATTACAACCACCTATACAAGGGAAATATAGGGATAATTATATATTCATAGATACATTGACTAAATTTCCAGTGCCAAATAAATTAGAAGTAATGATTGAGAGAAAAGAAATAGAATTTAGTGTGGATCAAATAATTAAATATAAAGAAATTTTTGATAAATTATTTACATCGATCTAAAGCTATTTCATAATATTCTTTATTAATTTCAATTCCAATACATTTTCTTTCTGAATTTTTACAAGCTAGAGCTGTTGTTCCACTTCCTAAAAATGGATCAAGTATTAGTGAGTTTTTTTTACTAAATAATTGAATTAAATGTTCTATTAAAGCTAATGGTTTAACAGTAATATGAGTATTGTATATACCTTTTTCAGCTTTAGTTGGTTTAGGAACTAAGAAATTTTTATCATAAGTATCGTTAAATTCTTCAGTTGTGATTAAATTAGCAGGAACTTTATCATGATTAATACCTACTTTTTGAGAAAAGTCTAATAGACCTGTTTTAAAATTAAGTTCATTTTGTATAAATGTTAGTTTTCCTATTGGTTTCATGGCAACACAAATAGGTTCAAAACAAGATTTAATCTGTGGTGTTTTAAAATTTTTATATTCTTCTTTTATTTTGATTTTTTCTTCTTCACTAATTTTCATTTTATCAATAATATGTGATACAGACATACCTTTGGGCATACTTTGAGTATAAGTCCAATTTATCATATCTCTTATTTCAAAGCCGGCTAATTCACAACTCATAGCAATAGCATGATATAATCTAGGAGAAGAAAAGGATAAGAAATAAGCACCGGGTTTCATTTTTTTGAATAATAATTGTGATAATTCTAAATAGAAGTCATATAAATTTTTAACTTGTGATTTATCAAATTTCATACCTTTTGGTAAATGTTTAATATGACTATTTTTTACATCACTATTTAATTCATTGGAAGACCAATGATTATCAAGCTTATCAATAAAGTAAGGTGGGTCAGTAATTACACAATCTATACTATTGTCTTCTAATTTTTCTATTTCTAGTATACAATCAGCATGTAGAATAGTAATATTGTTTTGAGATGATTCTAGTGGAGTAGTAGTATTTATTTTTACATTTAATAAATCAATTAATTCATTTTTGTTTTTGGATTTATAATTGGATAGTCCTGCCTGTTGACAATAATTTAAAAGTTCAGTTTTGGAACAACTAGAATAATCCATGAGTTTTGATGTAAATAATATAAATATAGATTATTTAAATCAATTTTAAATAATATTAAAAATTTCAATAATATTTTTTTTTGACTTTCTTTTTTTCTTATTTTCTCTCTTTGGTTTGTGTTTCCTTGTTTGTTTTTTTAGTTTTTTGTTTTCGGTTTTTAATTTATTATCTTCTTTTTCCATTTGATCTTCAAAGGGAACATAACGCAAAAACCAGGATTCAAATTCTTTTGAATTTCGTTGATTTTTCAATTCTTTATATTTTTGTGCTTTTTCTTCTCTCATTTCTTCAAGAGAATGTTGTTGTCCATAACAATTGATACTAAATCGTCTTAATAAACCTTTTTGTTCTAGACGATTTTTTTGTTGAACATCAAATAAATATTGAGCCATACATAAAATACGATTTTCGTCGTAATAATCACGATCACTAAAGAAAAAGGCAAAATAAAAACTTAACATAGTATCAATAGTGGCAACTCTTATGCTTTTATTACCTTTTTTAATAACATTATAACTATGACAGGCTAAAGGTTTATAAATAAAGGCTACAGTTTCTTCAATTTTACCAATTTTTACTTTAACCTCAAAATGAGGAGCAATTAATTCACCTATACCAGGATGTTTGATAATTTTAACACCTTGAAAATTAAAATCCTGTAATCTCTCTTTTAAAATAACAGCAGATTGTTCAGGTTCTTCAGATAATACATCAAAATCAGGTGATTTTTGAAAAAGTTTTCTAAGTTTACTAGGCATATAAGAAGAATAAAGGAAACTAGCATAACCACCGAAAAAGACAAGACCTTGATCAATGAACGCGTCTCTAACAGCATAATATAATTGAGATTCGGTATCAGTATCGATTCGTTTTTCAAATTGTCTTTGGAAAAGTTTTGGGTCACAATGTTTACCTTTAAGAGGATAATTTTTATTTAATAAAATAAGTCTTTTTAAAACTTTTTCCCATCTAGAGATGTCTCCAGCTGGGCGTGACAGTTCTAAATACATATTCATTCTTAAAAAGTTAGGCGGACAATAAAGAATGCCATAAACTTTAATACCTTCATTTTGAACTCTTTTGAAAAGAGGTTTTTCTAAATAAGTAATATCAGCAACAGGTAAAAAATTGACATAGACTTTATAAGTGCCATGATGAACGCCCGATTTGGCTTCTACTTCAGTGAAACCTTCTTTGTAATAAATATCTGCTAATTCTTTAGCATCCTCTAAAGCAGTTGGACTATAAAAATCATAATCAGGGATTTCAATATTTTTATCATAAAATTGGTCTTCTAATGGAAGTATATTATTAATAGCTGTGCCTCCATAACAAACAAGTTTTTTTTTCTTTAAGAAATCTTCTAATATAGAGATAATTCTTTTGACATCGGGATCACTGGTGACTTGTTTTCCTTTTCTTTTTTCAGCTATATCTACCGCATCTCTTAAAATAGCTATTTCTTTTTCTTCTAATGTTAATTTAGGTTTACAAGTAGACATATATAATAATATAAGAAAAATTATATATGTTAAAAATTAAACGCTAAAACTATAATAATCAGTAGCAACAGTTCTAGTAGTAAATGAATTTTCAGGATTTTGTGGAGTAGGTTTGGGTATAGTAAGAGGGACAAATCTGAGAGCTTCTGGCTTTAATACAAATGCACTACCAGTTCTATCAAAAAATAAATCATAATATTCCATATTTGAGTCAAAATTTTGGAAATTCATTGCAATCCATTGACAACCATATTTCATAGCAGTTGCAGCAGAAATATTAGTATCATATGGACCGAGGTCAGGCATACATAAGGTCATATTTCGTTTATTATATTCAATAAGTTCACCTGAATCAGGAGTAAATTTAACATCATAAAAACGGGAAGATCTAAGGAAAACGGAACTAGAAGCAATATTAACATATTCTTTTAATTTAGTTGATTCAAAAAGAGGATTAGATTTATCAATAGAAATAATAATTTTACCAACAAATTCTTTTAATGGAACGGCTCCTAAATTATGTCCTGAATATTCACTGCTATAGATTTTATCTAACAATTTATCTTCTATATTATTGTAAATATCATCGGCCATTTGATTATACATTTTTTCATTATTACTTTGAATTCTGAAATGTAATATTAAGGGATCATTAGGGTTGGGACATGAGCCACCACTAAAAGCATAATTATTAATGACTTGTAAAGCATCAGGTAAGGCAACGGAATTATATGTTTCTTTTACATGGAAATTATTAATAGAAGAGGTAGCAATAACAGGTTTGTTATTAATGGAATAAATTTCAAAATCTAAAACTCTAGCTCCTTGTTGAATACAAGTTTTTAAAGCACATGTATTAACAAAATCATTTTTAAATTGTCCTCCTGAACATGCATTAAAAGCAGATTTAACATAATAGTCTCTTAATAAGAAATCATATGCAGCATCATTAGGATTAAATGAAGAAATAGTTGGGAAGGAAGTATATATTTTTTTTAAATTATTACAATTGGCATCATTTAATTGTAATTTGTTATAAATATAAGAAACGATTCCAATGATCATTATAACTATAATAAAATAAGAGCCATATTTTATAATAACCGCTTTATTTTTTTCAATATTAGCTGGAGAAAACATTTGTTTCAATTGGTCAACTTTGTTCATTATCTTATAATATTATATGAAAAAATAATTAATAGAAAGATACTGTTTTTTAATTAATAAAAGATGGTAGTTTTAGATTCCACTAAACTAAGTATAGAATCGGTAAAAATACCATTTCCTTTAATACCAATATATTTATTTTGTAAATTAATATTTTGTTTTACATGAACTTCAATATAACTATGAGGAGCTACGGATATATATAAAACAATAGCAGTTTTATTTTTTTGAAAATTTAAAACTCTTAAAGAAGCAATAATACCATTATAATGATATATACCTTCATCATCAGTATAACCATAACATCCTGGATAAAATTCATATTTATTCATATCCCAATAGCCATATTTTTTCATCTGTTCTTCATATGATAGTTCATAAAAATTTCTTCTTCTAGAATCAGCATAAATAGAGCAATCATTCTTTTTTAAATGAAGTGAATTAAAATTGATATTAGCTGTTTTTGCTTCAAAATAGTGGACCCATTTACGATAAGAACTTTGATTATGTGTTAAAGTAGCTTTCCAAAATTTATATGGATGATTAGCTTTCATATATGCAATTTGCCAAACTAATTGTGCATATGATAATGCATGTGATTTACAAAAACTATATTTTCTTAATCCATTTAATTTATCTATTATCGTTTTATCTGTGATTTTTGTTTTAAATTCTTTAATTAATGAAGCATCATTTTTAGCGAAACCTTTACGATATTTATCAGCTGTGTCATCATCGCATTTTAATAAATCGCTAATTAATGAAATAGCATCATCATCAAAAACGAGTGCATCTTTAATTTCTTGTTTACTATCCAAATGTTCATATTCATATCGAGCTGATTTAGCAGCAGGTCGAATAATAGCTAAACAAATAGCCAAATCTTTAATATTTTCAGGTTGAATTTTCATTAAAGCCTTTTTCATAAGTGGTGATTCAGCCAAAGTAATACCAATATTATTTCCACTTTTGAGGAGTTTTATTGTTTTAATATCTGATAGTGATTGTTCAAAATTGATATCTTGATAGTTATGACATTCATACAATTGTGAAAGGGCTCTACTAGATAAAATATCAATTTTAAAGTTTTTATTATTAGCTACATCTTGTTTATTTAATGTAACTTGACTGATGGTCTGATGTTTTTTAGATTCTAAAATTAATTCAGATGGAACACCTTCAGGAAAGAATATAATTCCTCCACAATGAAGTGAATAACATCGAAAAGTATCTTCTAATTCTTTTGTTTTTTTATTAACCGCATTTCTCTCTTCAATAGGTAATTTTCTGATTTCTAAATCAATGTCATTTTTAGCAATAAATTTATGTTTACCAATACTTCTTAATGCTTCTCTTGTAGCAGATTTTTTATGATAATGAACATGATTACTAATTCTTGCAACTTGTCCTGGCCATCTAAGTTGTAATTTTAAAAATACTTCATCACGAATGAAATGTGGGAAATCAAAATCAATATCAGGTAAAGTAGTGCGGAAAATATTTAAAAATCTAGCAAATTTTACATTATATTTAATAGGATCTACATGACTGATTCCTAACATGTAACATACTAGTGATGATCCACAAGAACCTCTTGTAACATGGACAAGATGATTAGTGATTTCTAATATTTCAATAGCTTGTAATAAATAAGGAGTAAGATTTTTAGAATGAATTAATTGTAATTCGTGATATAATCTATCATGATAAATAGGATCATTAGGAATAGGTTTAATAAATTTTTCTTTAATATTATCGATTGATAATTGATGAGTAGGGAAATTAGAAGAAATAGGTAAATTGTGACTAAGAAGTAGTGTATTAATATAAATATTTTTAGATTTATAAAAAGAATATTGCCAAGGAAAGATATTTTTATCAATATGTAAATATTCATTCATTCTGTCACATATTTTAATAGAACTAGATGCTTTAACATCAATAATAAGACCATATTTTTTGGTATTTGTTTTATCTTTTCTTAATACTCTACCGACACACTGAACAAATGTTTTAGGGTTTCGATTTTCCACTTTATCTAGAAATATACAAGTATCTAGATTGAAAATATCCGAACCTTCTCTATGTTTACAAGCACAAAATAAAAGAGCATTATTAGGAGCTTGATCGAATTCTTCAAAAGAATGAAACTCTTGATTGTCATTTTCAACACTAGTATCTGTAGCAATAATAAAATTATGAAAATAAGGATGTTTTTTCCATAATTCAGCCATTTCAAAACATAAATCAATCATACCACACCAAATAATAATTTTTTTATATGGCATTTGTTCTAATAAATTAGGAATATTATCTAAAATTAATTGATAATTAATAGTTTCATTAGATTTAAACCAAATAATTTTCGGAGGAACAATAACATTGTCTAAGAAACTATCATATATAGAATAATGACTAAGAATATTTTTATATGGTTGATAATCTAAATTAGGAGTTGCTGAGAAACCAATGGACTTGACAAATGGATATTTATTTAAGAAATAATCATAAAAAGTTCTTGTAGTGGAATTAGATATGCTATGACATTCATCATGAATAATGAAATGAATAGGAATATTAATTTTTTTATATTTCTCTCCAGAAACTAGATAAGCACGATTAATAATAACTAAAGCAGGTTTATTCCAAAATATACTAGAATTAACACTGTTATGCCAAGTAGAACATTTATTATCAACAAAATTTAAAATGTGAAAAGTAGAAAATATTTTTTCAAATCCCTTGGCTTTAATTGTTTGTAAATCAAATTGTTCTTGTAAAATAAATTTTTGTTCACATATCCAAAATATATTATGTTTTGGATATTTGACATTGTAATCTAATATCATTTGTAAAGCAATCCAGGATTTACCAGTTCCAGTAGCATGAAAATGCACTCCTGAAGTGAAATCATTTTCGTTTGATATATGAATAGCCTTTAATTGATTTTGTCGTAACATTTATGTAGTATATGAATGTATTAATAAAATGTATATATTTATATCAATTTTATAAATAATAAATGTTTATAAACAGTTAAAAGCTAAATAATATTGTATTCTAAATATATAATATGCCAGGTGGATTATTAAATATTGTTGCTTTTGGAAATCAAAATGTATATTTAAATGGCAATCCTTCAAAAACTTTTTTTAAAACAACTTATAAAAAATATACGAATTTTGGTTTACAAAAATTTAGAATTGATTTTGATGGCTTACGAAATTTAAGAATGAGTGAATCATCAAAATTTACTTTTAGGGTAAAGAGATATGCAGAATTATTGATGGATACATATTTAGTCGTTCAATTACCTACAATATGGAGTCCAATTTATCCTCCATATGATTGTAGTTCAAATTGGGTTCCATATGAATTTAAATGGATTGAAAATTTGGGAACACAAATGATTCAAGAAGTTGAGATTAATGTTGGTGGAAGCACTTTAAATAGATTTTCGGGAGAATATTTATTATCTCTTGTTCAGAGAGATTTCAATAATGTTAAAAAAGATTTATACAATAATATGACTGGTAATATTTCAGAATTAAATGATCCTGGAAATGCAAATGGTAATGTTAATGCTTATCCAAACGCTTATTATAGTACTAATTCAGTAGGTCCTGAACCTTCTATAAGAGCAAGGAAATTATATATACCTATTAATTTTTGGTTTACATTAGCCTCTAAAATGGCATTTCCTTTGGTAGCATTACAATATAATGAATTAGAAATCAATATTACAATAAGACCTGTTCAAGAGTTAATACAAATTCGTGATGTTACAGATCAAGAAAATAATTATCCTTATATTCAACCTAATTTTAATATTGCCAGTCAACAATTTTATAGATTTTTACAACCTCCTCCCGATATTTCATTAAATTATACTGATTTTAGAACTAGTTGGAATGCTGATGTTCATTTAATTAGCACATATGCTTTTTTAAGTGAAGAAGAATCGAAAGTATTTGCGGCTAGGGAACAAAAATATTTATTTAAGTCTATTTATGAATGGAAATATTTTAATGTTACTGGTAATCAAAAAGTAAAATTAGATAGCACTATGGGAATGGTGTCATCATGGATGTTTTATTTTAGAAGAAGCGACATTAATTTAAGAAATGAATGGAGTAATTATACGAATTGGGCCTATAATAATATAATTCCTCAACCGGTTACATTAGCAGATGTATCTGGGTCTTGGGATGTATGTGGACTTACTAATATTGGTCCTAATTATGATCCACAAACAGGATATCATAATGGATTATTTATAACAGGAGATTATAATGTGGAAAATCAAAAATTAATTTTACAAACTCTTGGAATTTTATTAGATGGAAAATATCGTGAAAACCAAATGGATTCAGGAATTTATAATTATATTGAAAAATATGTAAGGACTTCGGGAAATGCTCCAGATGGTTTATATTGTTATAATTTTGCTTTACATACTGACCCATTTGATTTCCAACCATCGGGAGCTATGAATTTAAGTCGTTTCAAAGATATTCAATTTGAATTTTCTACTTATGTTCCACCATTAGATCCTTCTGCAAGTTTTTATACCATTTGTGATCCATCTGGTACTATTGTTGGAGTGAATAAACCTACATGGAGAATTTATAATTATAATTATGATTTAACTATTCATGAAGAGAGATATAATATAATAACATTTATAGGTGGAAATGCAGGATTAATGTATGCAAGATAAGTTAATTTTAAATGTTTAATTCAAATGTAAATAAATTAAAGATTATCATTTAATTTATTTATGTCAAAAAAATTGATTATTAATAACCATAATAATACAAATCAAAATAAAATGAGTCAATTTACTTGTAAGGTTGAAAACGAAAATATTAAATTATATCAAGGTGATTGTATAGATGCTTTGAAAGAAATTCCTGATAAATCTATTCAATTAATTTGTATTGATCCTCCTTATAACATAGGAAAGGATACTTGGGATAATATTGATAATTATGTAGAATGGTTATTAAATATAATTAAAATATTAGAAACAAAATTAAAAGATAATGGCAGTTTCTTTATGTTTCATAATGAAATGGAAACGATTAGTGAATTGATGGTTGCGATTAGAAAACAAACTAAGTTTGTATATAAACAAATGATTGTTTGGAATAAGAGATTTAATGAATCCAAAAAAAAAGGATTTATGGATGGATATGTTGTCAAAAATGATATGCACAATTGGAATAAAATGGCTGAATATATCTTATTTTATACTTTTGATAATTCATATAAATTAAAAGACGCAAGAACATTACATAAAGTATCGCAAATGACTATTAGCCAAGAAATTAAAAGTAAAACAGGTGGATTAACAGGATGGTATAGTAATTTAGAAACAGGCAAAAATATGCCTACAAGAGAAACCATTAAACCAATAGAAAAACATTTAAAATTAACTTATGAAGACATTGTTCCAAAATTTAATAATATGAAAACACATCATAGTGTTTGGAATTATGATATGGCTAAAAGATGCCCTGTTCATATTACTCCAAAACCAATAGATTTATTAATAAACATTATTAATCATACTACAGATGAAGGAGATATGGTATTAGATTGTTTTGCTGGGTCTGGTTCTATGGGATTTGCATGTTTACAAAGCAATAGAAAATGTATTTTAATTGAAAAAGAAGAAAAATATTGTAATTATATTGAAGAAGAACTAAAAAAATAGATTAATTATTAATTTACAAAATTCTATCTAATATATGCTAACTATTGCCTTTAATTCATCAATCCAGGCGTTTTCGGTAAATTTTTTTTCTCCTATAATTAAATTTCCCCTCCTTGTCATTGGCAGCAAATTGCATCCTCTTATGGTAATATATTCATCACTTCTAGGAATATTATGTCCCATTTGTAGGTCTGTATCACGGATATCTACTCTTACATCTCTCCCCATATCTGCTACATCTTCTAATGCTAGTTTGTGTCTGGTGATGCAGCAAATAGTATGACCTCCTTCATCAAAGATTACTCTCTTAAATGAATCATAATAATTCTTCAAGAAAGCCTTATGACTTTGCAGATAAGTCTGCCATTGTTCGCTAGCTGCATCTTCATGTAGTTCTTCTTTAACTCCAGGAACCCCTAGGAGAATAACAAGCCAATCCAAGGCAGCTTGAGCTAACAATAGAGGAGAAGTGGCATCTTTAAGTGGAATAGCACACTTCTTCTTTACTGTTTTGTCACGAATTTTTTTGGCTTCTGCACTACTCAATACATTTGCATGTAATCTACTAGCTCTGTTTGGGTGAACATAGTCGTCATTTCCAGGAGTCGAGTAAATAGCAAGATCAATACTAGATAGCAATTTTTTTGCTTGATCGCTCTTTTTGAAAAGTTGGGTAAATTTGTGTTTACACTTACCAGTGTGTCCCTTAGGAAGAACACACAAATGTTTTTGACTTTCTCTGTTTGGGAGTTTCGCACTTTCGGAAAGATAATGATTGCAACTTTCGGCTTTGTCGTTATCAGGTCCAAAAGAGGTAACCTGGAGACACATACAATTCTCATAATGGTCTTGAATCTCGGGTGAAATAGGGGACATAGAGTCAACCCATTTTTGATAATCGTGGCATTGTGTTGTAGTCATTTTTAACGAGCAGTTTTCATTCATAAAGTAAACTTATTTAGAAAAAAACACTTCAATTTTTTGGGGGGAGTTATCTTAACATAGAATTTCCAACTGATTTAATTCCTGCTTTTCTCTCATGATTATGTGTATTTTCCATTTCTCTAGAGCGTGTATGTGTTTTAGCTTGTTCTGGAGTGTTAGTGTTAGTGAGTGGACAATTTAAACCTTTAAATGGATCTGCTGTCCAGGCAGTATTGGCAGACCAAACACCACAATCAGTAAACATACCTGTAGCTGATTTTCTACATGGGTATTTAACTTGAAAATTGTAATGATTTGGGTATTCAAATTCGGTAGTGGGTAGAGGGTAATCTTCTTTTTCGGCATCAGGAAAATCACCAAAATATTCATCATATAATTTTTTTGGTTGAGGATTATCAGGTTCAAGATTATTAATTACTTTTTCCGAATATCCATTACTTACTGTTACCAATTGGGAAGTTGCAGTGTCTCCTGAATCCATTGTTCCAATAGGTTGAGAACCGGGTTCTTGTAAAATTTTGTTAACTTGCATTGGAGTGAATTTTTCTTTGAAAGTAAAGGGGAACCATAAACCTCTTTGAAATTCAAACTGCATATAACAAAAATATAAAAATACTAAAATAGCAAATATATAAAATAAATATTCGTTCATATATATTTTATATCTATATTTTTGTTTAAACAAAAAAAGAATTGACTTGTTGAGAAACCCTAACAAAGGTAGTACATTTCGCCATTTGTTTAATATTTGGTGCATTAATATAAGCACATGTGCTCCTTAAGCCCCCTAAATAATCTAATACAGTATCATTTAAATCTCCTTTATAAGGAATCTTTAAAACACGGCCTTCTGAAGCTCTATATTTTTCCATTTTGCCATAATGTTTTTCTTGAGCTTTATCTGAACTCATTCCATAAAACATTTTTAATTTTTTTCCATTTTCTTCAATTACTTCTCCTGGATTTTGTTCATGTCCCGCAAATTGACCACCCACCATTACAAAATCTGCTCCAGCCCCAAATGCTTTCGCCATATCACCAGGACAAGTTATTCCTCCATCCGATATAATCTGTCCACCTACTCCATGAGCAGCATCAGCACATTCTAATACCGCTGATAATTGAGGCATTCCTACTCCAGTTTTTAATCTAGTTGTGCATGCACTTCCAGGTCCTATTCCTACCTTAACTACATCAACACCACCAGTTAAAATTAATTCCTCTACCATCTCTCTAGTGACAACATTTCCAGCAACAATAATCTTGTCCGGAAATTCTTTTCTAACTTTTTGACAAAATTCGACTAATTTGGAAATATATCCATTGGCAATATCAATGCAAATCCATTTAACAAGAACTTTATTGAGAATATCTTTTAATTTTTCAAAATCTTGGTCAGAAATACCAGTGGAAACCATAAAATAGTTTGGATCTAATTTTTCATCATTTAAATGAAAGTTTACATAGTCTTCTTTAGTATAAAATTTATGTAAAGCAGTAATAATTTTGTGTTTAGATAATGTTTTATAAACTTCAAATGTTCCAGTTGTATCCATATTAGCAGAAATAATAGGAACGCCTTCCCATAATTGGTTTGCATGTTTAAATTTGAATGTTCGGTCAAGAGTGACTTCAGATCTACTATTAATAGTTGATCGTTTAGGTCTAATAAGAACATGATTAAAATCTAATTTCTCTCCAGATTCTATTTTATTCATTGTAAATATATAGTAATAATATCTTTATATATTTACCAATAAGCTTTATTTTTTGGATTTTCTAGATTTTTTACTTTTACCTTTTCTTTGTTTTCTGGCCTTTGATTTTCTTTTATTTCTTTTAGATTTGGATTTATATCTTCTTTTTTTTGTTTTTTTACCACCCAAGGTAGCAATAAAGGTAGGCTGGCTCATTGGAACTAAGTCAGGTTGAGGGAGTGGGGGTTGTTCTAAGTATTTAATCATAGGTATTCCATCAACTTTTATTTTTGCAACTGCTTCTTTTACTCTTAATTCTGGATCTGTTTGCGTTAAAGATTGTTGAAAAGCTTCACTGAAATATCCAGGATAATATTTTTTTGCTATTTCTTCATATATTTTATTTGCAGCTGGATCTGTTTCAGGATCCATTCCTTCATTGGTGGCTTTTACTTGTGCCTTTCTTAAATCTTGAATTAAATCCTTTGCCTCCTCTAATTTTACCAGTGTATTAACGCCAGGAAACATATAACCTAATCTTGCATAATAAGAAATAACTTTTTCTATTGCTTTTAGTTTAACATACTCGCATCCAGCATTTCTGGCGGCGTTTTCAATTTCAGTTATCATAGCATTAGCGCCTAATCGTGGGTCTTCTAGGTCTTGTAGCGATCTTAATTCATATGGTGCAGGCTTAAAATTGCAAATTAATTCTATATAATAATATGTAGGTTCAGATGGGCTATCTTGATAATACCTAACACAAGCAAATCCAATTAAATTTTTCTGATAAATATTAACGACTATGAAAGTGGCATCATTCAAGGCATCTTTAACAAAATCACTACCTACATCATCATAACAGATTAAACCTGCTACTATTCCAGTTTTTCCCATTCGAGTAGGAGATAGTAAATAATCTGTAAATTGTTCCCCTTCGGGTGAGTG